GCATACAGGCCGGTTTTGATTCGATCATCCCACCATGTGTATACAATGCCAGTTCCGGATATATAGGCGTTGCGCAGCGCCTGCTCTTTAATGTCATCGAACTTTACCCGCTCTGCCGTTACCCGGAAATAATCCGACATTGCCGACATGACAAGGTTAATTTCATCGTTATCATTCAACCCGAGGCTTTCCGTATCCTGTACAGAAACTTGTTCGGCAGAAATCTGCTCACGAATCGGCCGAATCCGCTCCTGTGTGCTGAGGGTATTCGGCACACCTTCCGCCGAATAGCTTACCGTGACCGGGCTGCTGCCGACCACGGCCATTTTGTAGTCACCGATCCGCTTGATGACATTATGCCGCACCAGCGGACGATCACTGCCGGCGTTTGCACCGTACCACTGGTCACCCACATAAAAACGCTCGTTGATCTTGTTCTGATCATACATCCCGCGATCCCCAAGCGCCGCCTTGAACGAGGTTCCCGCCTTGTATTCTTCCATAATCAAAGCCGGGTCAGATGGTTTTCTTTCTTCATCCGCCATTCGCTATTACCTCCTTTGGGTCGGGCATCGGATCACCGGTGTAATTCATGAAATTGCTTAACTCAACCTGACTAATTTTTGATCTCTCTCTTATTTCCCGCTTTGCCTTGGCGTTTTGAATCACCTTGACCGGGTTTGCCTTCTTGATTACTTCCCGATTTCCTCCACCAAGAAGAAAACCCAGAAGAAAAGCGGTGCATATCCAGCCGAGCGCGCTTATCATCCATTCCACCCCCCTTTAAAATCCCCCGGACGGATACCGCCGTAACGATAGCCGAACGCGGGCCGTGCGGTCTTAGCTTTCTTTTCTGCCTTGTCAGGCCGAAAATATTTGATGTCTTCCATTGCATACCGCATGGCGTCCATCAGATGGTTATTCTCATCAACAGGACGGTTGATCGGATCATCCCGTTTTTGATCCCAGCAGTAGGAAGACAGCTCCGCAATCGTGCTTTCACATCGCGGGTGGACAATCATCCGGTATTCCTGCAGCCGCGCAATGCCGTTGACAATGGAATCCCGTCCTTTCGCCGCCGGCGTGATACGGGTAATGCCCATTCGCCGCAAATCCTCGTTGGATTTTGGTTCCGCGCTGTCTGCACGGATACGCTCCTTGTGATATCCCTTCTTCAGGATCATTGCCGCTATGTCGTTGTTCAGCATCCGCTTTTCATAATGCTCGTCATATATGTAAAGCCGCTTATCCAGCGGATTGACCGCCATTGCAATAAACGCCGTCGGATCGTTGGTATACCCATAGTCAAGCCCAAACACATGTCTGTATTTCCATGAATCCGGAATTTCTGCGATGTCGAACGCCTCCACCGACCACTTGTCATAAACAAGACCATCCGTAACGCCCCACTCGCCAAGCCCGGCCACTGCATACCGGCGCGGGTTATTCTCCCGCATTTCCTCATACGTTCTCCGGTCGGTATCGTCCAAAAATTCGTTGCACATGTAGTTTGTGGTCATCGCCAGCACATCCGGCGATGTCGTGTCAAAAAATCGCCGTTTGAGCCAGTGCTTTTCACTCCACGGGTTGAATGTAAGCGTAGTCTGTTTGAACAGCGGCGGCGGCACATTACCGCGAGGCACCGACAAATCAAACTTGACAAAAGCATCCTCTGAAGCGATCTCGAATGCCTCTTCTACCCACACCCAGCATAAATAGCCGCTCTCAACCGTCGTCGACGCCAGCTTGTCCGGATCGTCGAAGCCGCGGAAAATGATCTTCTGCCCGGTAGGCAGGTAACGCAGCTCCAGCGGGTTTTCGGTTGCTTTCCAGTAGTCGTCAACGCCTAACCGCTTGATTGCCCATTTCAGCTGTGCAAAACAGGAATCTCGCATCGTGTTATAGACATTGCGCACTACCAGCATGTTTGCGCCTTCATACCGCATGATGTTTAAGATCGACCACAGCGCCATCGTGGAGGATTTCTTTGACGCCTTGCCGCCCTTCAGCACGCGATATCGCTGCTTGCTTTCCCAGAACGCCCGGTATCCGCGCCCGACAATCTGGCTGATATCGACGACGCGCGTCTCACTCATCGTTTATCCACTCCGTTTTGCTGAACAGCGCAAGCAGCGTTGAATTTGCTTTGCTGCCGTTCTGATAAATGTACGGATTCATGATGTATGCTTTATGATCCTTCACAAAGCACTTCGCCAGCACACCATGCCTGACCAGACCGCTAAGCGCACGGTCTACCGTGCTCGCAGACAGATATTCTCCGCACAGATTGACAATATGGCTCCGGCTTAAAAAAGTGCCGTTGCGGTGCTTCAGCACTCCGCTGTTGATCCCCACATACGGCAGCAGTGCGTTAAGCAACCAGAACTCATTAGGGTTCAACCGCTGCATCAGACGCACCGAAACGTCCGGAAACATCTTGATAAACTTGCGGCCGGTGTTCAAAGGAACGGTGTTTCCGTTTGTCTCCCGCAGCGATTCCAACGTGCCTGCACGGATTACCCGTACCTTATCCCCCGGCCGTATATCCAAATCCAGCGGGCAGCCCGTATCTGTCTCGACAATCACCATCGACGACCGGTTATTTACATAGTCCACCCCTGAATCACCTCAAAAAGTTTTTGTCTGTGGGGATAAAAAAGCACCCCTTTTTTTGTCTGTACAGACAAAGCGGTAAAATGCCGCTCAGCCTTAGAGCCGCAAGGCCTGAGGCCACTTTTTTCCGGGGTTTGGTTCTTCTCTTCTCTCTTACTCGTTCCCGCGCCCCTTTTGCACTGCCTCTACGCGCTCGCGCAACAGGCATTTCCGAATATTCCCCATCGTCTCTTCCATATCGTCGATTTCCTGATCAATCATGGCGATACGGTCGCGGAGTTGTGCACGACGCTTAGCTAAAGCCTGCATCTGCGCGTTGTATTGCTCATACAGTGCCTCCATTTCGGAGGGGGCCTTTTTGTCGGAAAAAATATTGTGTGGCATATCTTCTATACACCCCCTCCCCATCCGCCAGGGCATCGCCCCCCCGGTATGGATAGTCCCCATCGCGCAGCCTGCCCCCACCGGCCCCCCAAAAAACGCGCAGCAGCGCGCCCGGGAGCCGCGGGCGGATAGATGGATACATTGCGCCTGGTTGTGCATTATGCCATCCCAAAATGCAGCCGGCAGACGCAGCTGATGCACGCGGCCATAATGTACAGCAAATAACACGTCAAGCTGCACAAAACAGGGGTTTTGAACTATACTAAAGTGCGAATTTGTATAGTTGCCACGTGTTTGCCACAAATTAAGCCCAAAAATCCCCTAATCCTGCAAGTTATCCATACCGGTAAAGGTGACGCGATGCGTGGTTTCTTGATCGATTTTGTCACGATAACCGGCGTTATTTTTTAGGTAAAAAATAGGCATAATCGGGCTGTTTCCGCGTGTCATGCCGTGTTCCATGACCGACGCCGTGCATTCCGCCGCCGCCCTTTTTAATGCATCAACGCCCGGTGTGTGTGTATCCCCATAATCTTTGATGTATTCCCACAGTGTCCCACGTTCCACGCCCAGGGTCGCTGCCAGCCGTTCCAGCGTCAGCGGTACCCCTTTGTTATCTGCGTATTCGCGCGCGCGTGCGATTGCATCGTTAATCTGTTCCGGCGTCATATTGCCCAAGACAGACGTAAATCCACCAGCCATAAAAAAATCACCCCTATATACAGCGTATAGGGGTGATCTGGTACTGTACAAGTAACACTTCGGGTAATACTTGCCGCAATTTTGCCACAAATAAAGGCTTGACATACCCACGTGGGTATGCTATATTGAGCATGTCGGGAGGGAAACCGAACGACCGCAGGGGCACCGCTTCCGAAAGGAGGGTTGCAGAAATCCACCGGAAGGGGGGTGGTGCCGATGGGAAAGCGGATTGTGCGTTACTTAGTGTTTACCCTTGCGCTGTTCGCGTTTTTCGCCGCGTTTTGCATCCGTGCAAAATAAAAGGCCGCTAACCTGTGCGATAGGTTAGCAGCCGGGCAAGCACCACACACCAACAAGCGGTGCCCTTGCGTAATAATTATAAACCCGGAAAGGGGGCGTTGTCAATAGGCAAAGTATCCTATGAAGTCAAGCGCCGGTATGAAACCAAAACCTATGCCAGGATATCAGCGGATATCCCAAAGGCCAC